ATCGGGTAGCCCGGTGAGCTGGCCCGCGAAGAGGAGCACGCGGTCGGTCTGCTCCCAGTCGGGGGGCGCGCGCCTCACGTGCGCGCCCGTGAGCGCCGCGAACGTGAGCGAGTCGAGGGATCGGTCCCCGTGCTTCACCGCGCGCCGCAAGGGGAGCACGTGCCCCTCGAGGCGGCGCTCGACCGGGATCGCCACCCCGTCGGGGAGCGGATCGGCCGTCGCCGGCGTCGTGTCGTTCATGGCGTCCTCCGGGTCGTCCTACTTCTGGCGTGGGCCCCGACCCGTGGGCCCGCACTCCCTTCAGGCCGGGTTCATCTCCATCGAGAGCCCCTCGAAGCGCAGCGCGAGGTTCCCCTCCTCGGTCCCGTAGGTCCCGTCGCCCGCCTGCCAGGCTTCGCGGAGCACCCCGGTCTGGCCGTTCGCGAGCTCGGCCGTGATCGTCGCCTCGCGCACGTCGAGGAGCGCCGGCACGTCCGTGTCGGGCATGACCGTAGCCTCGCCCTCGATCGAGGGAACCTGCGGAGTCTCCTTGTAGCCGTGGACCTGGTCCATCCCGACCACGCCCTCGCGCTTCGGGCGGCCGGGGTTCAGGTTCCAGTTGCCCTTGACCGCGAGGCGGACGCCGTTGACGGCGATAAAGAGCGTTCCACCGATCCGGGAGGCCATGGCTTCGTCCTCAGAGAAGGAACTGCAGGGAGACGCCGGCGACCTGGAGTTGGTTCACCAGGTCGGTAGGCAAGAGGAGATCGAGGCGGTTCCGGTCCGTGACCGAGCGCTCGACCACGACGTCGCGCTGGAATTGCTCGAAGCCCTCGACGAGCCCGAGCTGCTCCCACCCGCGGAAGACGGAGACGGCGAAGGCCTTCCCGATCTTCGGCGTGACGATCGGTTGACCGGGCCCGTAGCGCGTGCCGTCGTCCGCGAGCTTGTGGCGCGGGAAGGTGGAGGAGAAGCGGGTCCGGAAGTCGAAGCGGAGATAGGAGAGGGTCAGGAGCGTTGTCACGTCGAGGAAGGCGACGTCCTTCGCTCCGGTCGCGTTCGTCTGGTAGGTCGTGATCAGGCGCTCGGCGCGGGTGACGCCGGCGTCGTCCACGAGCGCGGTCGCGATCCCGTTCTTCAGGAGCAGGTCGCGCTCCAGGAGCGTGAAGCGGTCCGCGAGCGCGGGGCCGACCACGCCCACGAGTTCCAGGGTCTTGAAGGGGCGCGCCGGGTCCGCCTGGCCGAAGCGGGCGACCACGCCGGCGACCGCAGCGCCGATCTCCCAGACCGGCGAGAGTGGGGCCTTCAGGCCTACGACCGTCGTGTGCTTCGAGTTCAGGGAGAAGCCGAAGGTCACGAGGTTCGCGTGGGTGTCCGCCTTCGCGTAGAAGGCGGAGCCCTCGAGCTGGACGGAGGGGCCGAAGCGCGTCGCGAGCTCGGCGTCCACCGCGGCGATGGAGGTCGCGTCGTTGAGGCCGACCGCGAGCACGTGGTACTGCTTCGCGCCGAGCGAGGCGAGCGCGGTCCCAAGGGTCGGGTCGGTGGCGCCGGCGACGCCCGCGGCGGAGACGAACGAGACGCCCGTGGGGAAGACCTCGCCCGTCTGGAAGTTGAAGCGCGCGTCGATCCCGTTCCCCTGGGTCCCGCCGTTCCGCGCCGTCAGGGTGACGACATTGGTCGCGACGCCGGAGGTCACCGGGAGCTCGGTGACGAACTCGCTGGCGAGGATCGCCGCGTTGATCGAGGCCGCGATGGTGTTCGCGGCGTCACCGCTCGCGACCGAGGCGACGATGCGCCGGCCGGCCACGTAGAGGAAGACCGAGCCCGAGGCCGTCGCCGGGCCCGTGACGGTCAACGTCCGGGTCGCCTTGATCGAGCCTCCGCCGTCCTCCACGCCGACGAACCAGGCCTCGGTGACCTTGTTCGACTTGAACCACGCGAGCGCCATCCCGTGCAGGATCGAGCCGAAGCCGAAGGCGAGCCCGACCTGGTCAGCCGAGGTCGCGAGCGTGGGGACGTTGGCCGCGACCGAGGTCGCGGGGAGCTTCTGGCCGATCAGGGCCGCGCGATACTCCTGGATCTGGGGCCCGCTCGAGGCGCGCGAGGCGTCGATCTCGACGAACACGAAGGGGACGCGCGTCGAGCTCGGAACCTGGGAGAAGGTGACCATGGGCTAGTGGCTCTTGTCTCGTTCCTTGGACGGTCTCGAGGTCTCCGCCAGCCGGGGGTGCTCGGCCTTCACGTCCCCGTCCTGGAGCCGGCGGATCCAGTAGGACGAGAGCCCCACCTCGCGTCCCTCGGGCGGAAGGGGAAGATCGCCGTGGTCTGGGTCGAGTACTCGTAGTCCTGGACGGGAAGGGACGAGGTGGGCGCGTTCGAGCGACATGGCGCCCGCCACCCTACCCCCCTGGGAGCTCGATTTCATCCCCGGCGACCGTCTCGGCCTCCGGGGTGAGGGGCGGAAAGCGGTAGACGACCCCGAGCCGCTCGAGGTCCGTGGCGCGCGCCTGTTCACGCTCGTCGACGTCGGTCCCGTAGGCGATCATGAAGACGAGGCGCGCAGCCCCCTGTAGCTGGACCCCGCGGGCGTCTAGGCCGATCTCCACGCGCTCGAGCCCCGAGGCGGAGGGGTTCACGGAGAGTTTCTGCCCCGTCCCCGGCACCTCCACGGCCGCGAGCCCTGGGATCCGCGGTTCCACCACGCACTCGACCTGGTCCGAGACGTCGTCGATGAGGTCCTCTATCGCGTCCGCGTCGAGCTCGGGGCCCTGCTCGAGGAAGAGCTCGACCGCGAGCTCGAGCCGGCGGGAGTAGGTCCGCGGCGTGTCCGTGTGGCGCGTGACCGTGTCCGTGAGCGTGTAGACGAGGAGCGAGGCGAAGACGTCGACCCCGTCGAGCTCCAGCTCGGGGAGGATCGGCTCGAACCGTTGAGGCCGGACGTTCTGGCCGGCGCGCGTCGCGCCCTTCAGGGCGTCCGCGAAGTAGCACCGGATGGCCTTCCGCTCGACGGTCATTCCTTACGCCGGAGCAGGAGCTCCACCATCCCCTCGCCATCGAGCTGTCGATCGATCACCGCATAGCGGTAGCCGGTGGAGGTGTCGAGCGGGTCGCCACCGGGCGGGCGGGCGAGCACGAAGCGGGAACCGTCCTTCAGGGGCCAGTCCGGGAGGAGCTCGGCGATCTTCACACCGATCTTCGGCTGCCATGTCGAGACCGGAGGCCCGAGCGGCTCGAGGACCTTCTCGAGGTGGCGCTCCCTGAAGATGGCCTGCACCGGCCGCGCTACCCCGCCCTCCGGATCGTAGACGACCGAGAGGGCGCCGGCCGCGTCCCTCTCGGTCATGGTGTCCAGGATCACGTCCTGGGCGTGGTCGGCGTAGTCGCGCCAGGACACGCGCGGGCGTCTCCGTGGAGGAGGTGGGGGAGGGATGATCAGGGGATCGCGGTGACCGCGACCCCGTCGAGGTCCACGTCGGCCGTGAGGTCCGCGGCGAGCTGGACCTTCTGGACCGTGCCGATGACGAACCGGCCCGAGGCGGAGGCGTTCCGGACGCGCTTCGTGGTGTCGTCCCAGAAGGCCTTCTGCCCTTCGGTCAGGGCTTCGGTCGCGTTCTTCAGGAGCCTGACCGTCCCGTTCCGAAGGCCGATGAACTTCGCGGCCGCGGCCGCGGGGCCCTCGGCCACGACGAAGTACGAACCGATCACGTAGCCGGTGTCGACGAGCACGCCCCCACCGGGGGCGGTGAGCTCGACCTTGTCGCCGGGTCCTAGGTAGCTGCGCATTGGAGGAGAGATGGGGTCGGGGTCTTCGGAAGTGGTCTCGTGGTCGCTCGGCTCAGGTCGCGCCGTCGTTCCGGTAGAGGCCGCGGTACTCGGTCGGGGCGACGCCCACGTCGAGGCGGCACTTCATCTCCACGCCGTCGGCGTGCCAGCTCATGCGGCTCTCGATCACCGGGCCGCTCTCGCCCTGGAGGAAGTCGACCTCGATCGTATCGAGGGCGGACGGGTCGGCCATCATGTAGAACGCGGCCTGCGAAACGGCGCCGAGGCGTGGCTCGGCCATGACCGACTGGAACTGACCCTGGAATGGATTCACGCCGGAGACCTGCTGGGGCGTGAGCGAGGCCGTGATCTTCTGGGCCACGGTCTCGAGGTTCTCGGGCACGCGCAGGTGCACGAGGTCAAGCGCGAGGAAGAAGGCCACCTCGTTGTTCGGGGAGCCCGGGGGGATTCCCTTCTGCCGGCGCGCAAGGGCGCGCGTGTTGGAGAGGGCGTTGACCGCGTTGGCGTCGGTGAAGGCGTTCCCCGCGGCCGTGATGAGGTTCCCGTGGGTCGCGGCCTCGAAGAGCGCGAGGCCGTCGGAGAGCACCGCGTTCGCGGTCAGGACCGAGTAGACGAGGTCGGCGATGAGCTGCTTCGAGCTTCCGCCGAAGGCGCGGGGAAAGCGCGTGAAGGCGCCGAGGTCGTCGTTCACGATCGACTCGCGCGAGATATTCACCGCGCGCCCGTACGTGAGGAGCTGGACGTTCTCGCCCTTCTCTCCGACCGCGCCCACTTTGTACTCGGCGCCCTCGAGCTTCCGGAGGAGCCGCGGCGCGTCGCCGAGGTTGACGCGCTTCGTCTGCTTGAAGTCGGGCAGGGTCCCGGGGACTGTCCATTGGCTGTAGGTGTCGCGCGTCAGATCAAACTGGCGCTGCAGACCCTTGTTCGCGACGTTGGCGAGGACGCTCGCGAAGTCGCTCGTGACGTGGAAGCCGGGCGTGCCCCGCGTGCCCATCATCTGGTCGCGCCGGCGGAAGAGGATCTCATGCGCGAGGTCTAGAGGGCCCAGGCGCTCGAGGCCGCGCGTGCCGTGCACGAGCTCGAGGTAGCGCTCGCCGATGCGGAGGAGGCGCTGGTGGATGAAGGGGTTCCCGGCCAGGCGCCCGTCGAGCTCGGTCCGTTCCTTCTCGGTCAGAATCGGGCGGAGCGAGCGATGCTCGAGGACGTCCTGGATCGCTCGGCAGGTCTTGTCCTCCTCGGCGTCCGTGATCGTCGCGGTCCCGCCTTGCGTCGCGTCGCGGCGCGTGACCTCGTCGAGGATCCGATCGGTCGCGACCGCGGAGCTCACCCGAGTGTCGAGGAGCTCGGTCGCGAGCCGGCCGTCGAGGGGCAGGCCGGCTTTCCGGAGCTTGTCGCGGATCGAGCGCTGACGGAGGAGCTCCTGGTCGGCGCCCGTGTCCTCGGCTCGCGCTCCGTTCGGAGTCGCCGGCGGCTGGACCGCGCCGGTAGTCGGCGTCGGGGCCGT